CAAAATACGCGATGCTAAAGCTAATTCGGGCAAAGAACGTATAGAGCGCACCCAGCTGGTAGTAGACTCACTCACCGACCGCCGCTTGCAGGTAATTGAGCAGATAAAGGAGAAAGAAGCTGAGATAAAATACGCCGATAAAGAAGAGGAGAGTTCTCTACAGAAAGAACTATTGGAGCTGCGCAAGGAATGCGCCTCAATTGATGATGCCATTGCCAAATGGAATAAACGCATTGAAAACCTTATCAAGGGTACTAAAATAACCCTTTCGATGTATATAGAAGTAATGGAGAGTATCTTTGAAGCCTTGCGCCTCAAAGATGAGAAGCTCTATATACTTACCTTAGATTTCCAAGAAGAACACCTGCACGAGGTAGCCGATAAAAAGTTTTAAGCAATGAAAGTAGAAGATAAAATAGCCAAAGAGCGGTATTTACAAAAGATAGCCTTTGCCAAGAGTGCAGGGGCACGATTCGCCAATGAAACGGCAGAAGAGCGTAAGGCAAATATAGAGGCGTGCCGTAAGAACCCACGCCTAATGGTGGAACGCTACTTCCCTCACTATGCCGATGCTCCTTGTGCTGACTTCCAAATAGAATGGGCTAAAATGGTACAAAAGAACCCTACTTTTAAGGGGTTTTGCCAATGGGGGCGTGCGCTTGCTAAATCGGTATGGAATGATATTTTTCTGCCCTTTTGGTTGTGGTTGCAAGGCGAACCTATGTACTTGGTGATTATTGGTAATAGTTATGAGCGTGCCGAGCAGCTGTTGGAGGATATTAAAGCAGAGTTTGAAGCCAACCCGCGTATCCTTGCCGACTTTGGTGAGCAAAAACAGCTGGGTACTTGGGAAGACGGCTTTTTTATTACCAAGGGTGGCTTTATAGGGCAGGCTCTTGGTATGGGACAAAATACACGTGGGCTTCGTGTGAAAAACAAACGCCCTACCTTTATCGTAGCTGACGACTTGGAGGATAAGGAGATTAACAAGAACCCACGCCGACAAGAGGAAGTAGTAAAGTGGATAGATACGGCTCTTATTCCTACTATGGACGGCAAATATCGCCGCTTTGTACAGGCAAATAACCGCTTTGCCCCCGTAATGATACAAACAATACTACAGGACAAGCACCCTAAGTGGAAGGTACACCAAGTAAACGCTTATGACCCTGTAACCTACGCCCCTACATGGGTGGGTAAATATGATGATACTTACTTCTATGAGTTGGTGTATGGTGCAGACGGCATAGGTGAATTAGCCGCTAATGCCGAGTATAACAATAGTCCCTACATTGAGGGGGTGATATTCAAAGAGGAGCAATTCCAATGGGTAAAACTCCCCCAACTTCGTACTATGGAGTACATCATCGGGCATTGGGATATTGCCTACGCGGGCAATGCCACCAGTGACTACAATGCCGTAGTGGTAGAGGGTATTAAAGAACGTAAGTTCTACGTGATTGATACCTTTTGTAGGCAGACGAAAATGCGGGCAGCTGTAGAATGGATGTGTCAGTTTCAAAAACATCTACCTGCAGGGGTAGTGGTACACTGGCAGTACGAAGCGCAATTTTGGAATGATGAGGTGCAACGTACTATTCGAGAGGTGGAAAAGGAAACAGGCATTACCCTCAACCTTACCAAGCGCACCTTGGATAGGACTCGTAAGACAGACCGTATGATGAGCATGCAGCCTTACTATCAGAATGGGCGTGTCTTCTACAATGAAGCTCTTAAAGGCTCGGTAGATATGCAAACAGGTACAGGGCAACTCAAAAGTATAGAACCCCAATACAAAACCCACGATGACTGGCCTGATGCCCACCAAATATGTACTACCGACCTGGAAGCCTATATGCCTAACAATAGCTTTAAAGTACTAATGGGTAAAATGAAAACCTTTAATCGCTGGTAGCAAGTAGCACTTGCAAGCAGTGTGAGCCGCATAGGCAATTAATAACTAATGATTATGTATTATATAAGAAAAGAAAACCTTATTTCCAAAGCCTTCGAGCGGGCGATTGATGAGAGTAGCAAGGACTTTGAGCAAGCCCTCACTGATAGCGAAGCCGAGCATATCGCTATTTTTAAAACGCTTTTAAAACGCTTTTACGATGTAGAGAAAATATTTAACCCTAATGCTCCTATCTATAACGACTTATTAGGGCGTATGCTTACCTTCTTGGTGTTGCACGATGTGTTCTCACGCAACGCCTACCGCAAGTATAACCCTAATAGCAATACCGAAAAACAAAAGGAATGGGCTGAAGCACTCTTGGACAAGTTATCTAAGGGTATTTATATATTGGAGGACTTGCCCAAGCCTCCTACCAATGAGCAAAAGGGAAGCTCGGCTCGCTTCCTCTATGGCAATCTAACAAACAAAGACTTTTATATATAATAACCAATGAATATCTTACAAAAAGCCTATAACCGCGTACAAGCCTACTTTGTAGCCAGTGCCCCCTTTGCTATGCTCAAAATGGCATTAGCAGGACGCACCAATACTGCCGCTTCGCAATACATAAGCTACCAAGCCAAAATGTTGCGGGTGGAAACCCTCCAAGATTGGAAAATGGGAGTAATGCTCGCCACCAACCCCGACAACCCCGAAAAGCTAAAGCTTCGCCAACTATACGACAACTTAGAGCAGGATAACCATCTTGGCTCAGTGATTGAAAGCCGTATCGCCAAAACACAACAGTCGCCTTTTCGCTTGGTGAACACTAAGAAAGAACGCAACGAGGACGCTAAAGAGCTTTTGGAAACAATGTGGTTTCAGGAATTTATCAAACTTGTACTGATGAGTAAGTTTCAAGGTACTACCCTTATTGAGCTGTTTAATACCGATGAGAACGGCGAACTTACCGAAGTAACCGAAATAGGGCAAGCCTACTTCAACCCCCTCAAAGGTATCGTTCTCAAGGAAGCAGGCGACACTACAGGCACACCCTACAAGGAGGGCAACCTTGCTAACTTCTATATCCAAGTAGGTAAAGACTACAACGATTTAGGGCAATATGCCTTAGCTGCCCCTATTATCTTAGCCAAAAAGCTCGGTTTGGGTTCGTGGCTCGACTTCATTGAAAAGTACGGCGTACCTCCTCTGTTTATCACCACAGAAAGAGAAGACGATACACGCCTTAACGAACTCTTTGAAATGGCTACCAACTTCAAGCGCAATGCCTTTATGGTAGGGCGTGGCAATGAAAAGTTTGAAGTGCCAAGCATTTCTTTAAACAATAGTGAGGGAGTCTTTGACACTCTGATAAAGCGTGCCGATAACGAAATCTCTAAGCGCTTTTTAGGGGGTACAGGTCTCACCGATGAGAAAGGCTTTGTCGGCTCGGTAGAGGTGCAGTTTGAGCTGGCTTCCTACCGTTTTCAAAGCGACAAACTGCTTGTAAAGCATATCATCAATAAGAAGCTCATACCACTATTGGTGAAGCTCTCACCTGCCTATGCGCCTCTAAAAGACTTGCGTTTTGAATGGGACGACGAAGAGCCCCTAACAGCTGAGAAGTTTTGTAAAATGGTAGATACATTAGGTGCTTATTACGATTTTGACCCCGAACAAGTAGAAACCATTACAGGGCTCAAGATAGTAGGTATAAAAAGCCAAACCCCTCCTTCCACCAGTGGAAGGCTCAAAAAAAGCCTATACGATAAAGCCCTAAACGAGCGTTGGCAACTACGCCGAGCCCTTTTACGTGCGGAGGAACTCTATACACATAGCCACTGCGAATGTGCGCACGACACCCACTCCTTGGACCTTACAGGTTGGCTAAAAGTAATGGAGCAAATTGCCAAAGATAGATACAATGGCATGCTCAAAAAAGGAGAACTATCCGATGAGTATATTTTAGAAAACTACAAAGAACTCAATGGGGCTATGTGGGAGGGCTTTGGCAAAGATAACTTTAAGGTACATAAGCAAACGGGAGCTATCTCGCCCGAAGTGCTACAAATGCAGCGCAATCTCTATAAGTTTAGCGGAGCAAAAAACTATGTACTCCTACAGCAGATAAATGAAATTTTACGTTCGGATAAAGGCAAAAATTGGCAAACGTTCCTACAAGAGGTACAGAAGCTAAACCCTAAGTACAACAAGAATTACCTTCAAGCCGAGTGGCAAACAGCCAAACAAGCGGGCTACCACGCTGCTAATTGGCAGGAGTATATCAGTATGAAAGATATTTACCCGAACCTAAAGTATATGACTGTAAAGGACAACAAAGTAAGGGAAAGCCACCAACTTTTGGACGGCTTTATAGCTCCTATTGACAGCAACTTTTGGAAGGTATGTTACCCACCCAATGGCTGGCGTTGCCGTTGCTATGTAGTACAGACAGCCGAACCTGCTTCACAGGAACGCATTACCCCTGGTACTCTTAGTGAGAAAGACTTCCCTAAAGAGTTTCGTGGTAATGTAGCCATTAGTGGACAGGTGTTCAAAGAGGATAATACAAACCAAGGCACCCCGCACCCTTACTT